AAGTTGGTTATAAACCTTGCAAGAAGAACAGACCGCAAGGAACATTTCTTAAAAGTTAATTCAAAATTAAAACAATATGAATGGCTCAATGCTATAGATGCTTCTGGTATAGATTACAGGGCATTGAAAGGCATTGGGTTTTCATCGCATTTGTCTTGGCGTGATCCATACCTAAACCGAAAACTAAAAAGATCAGAGGTCGCATGTACGCTCTCGCATAGACAGGCGTGGATTAAGTGTATTGAGTTAGGAGAGCCAGTCCTCATATTAGAAGACGATGTGATTGTTAGCGATAGGTATACAGACAAGCAAGCAAAGAAACTAATAAAAAAATATGACTTGGTCTACTTTGGAAGAAACGAAAACAGACCTGATGAAGTTGTGTCGATAGATGACGAGCTTGAAGTTCCGTCATACCCATACAACACTCATGCTTATGCCTTAACACCGAAAGCAGCTCAACAATTACTTGATGGCAAAGTAGATCAAGCAATAATACCATCAGACGAATATCTTTCTATAATGATTGGCGATATGAATGTTGCTGCATTTAAAGATGATGTTATTAGACAAGCACCTAGATCTTTGTTGTCTTCAGACATAGAAAATGGTAACGAAGCTGACTTCTTTATTGACTTCAATACACATGCTGTAACAATCGGCACTGACATAAAGAAATGCGCTCCTCTAAATGATACTGCTGCAATGTATGGTGTTTATCCTAAAAATCTTGGTAAGGGTATTGAATGGCAAGGTGGTACTATGCAATCAACTGGGGGTGGTCATAAGATCAATATCCTCAGAGACTATGTGAATAAACTCCCAGACAACGATGTTGTACTTTTCACCGATGCATATGATGTGATGTATTTCTCTGATCTAGAGGAAATAACAAGGAGATATCTCGGCTTCCGAACAAAGGTCTTGTTCTCTGCCGAAACGGAAATTTGGCCAGATAAATCTCTTGCCGAAAAGTTTCCAGATGGCGGTACAAAGTACAGATACCTAAACAGCGGCACATTTATTGGGGTTGTAAGTGAGCTGAAGAAGATACTGAATTCTGCCACCATAGAAAACTCTTCGGACGACCAGCTATTTTATCAGCAAGCATTCTTGTCAGGTAACTATGACATGAAGCTAGACTATGAAGGCTATATCTTCCAATGCCATGAACCGCAAGTAAAATATGATGTAGACCAAAATAAGTTCTTGAATCCTGTCACCAGCACATTCGGATGTATCTACCATGGCAACGGTGGTGCTGAGGCAAAGAAAAAATTCAATGCCGCAAGAAACTCTGTCAAGATGTCAGCACCAATGCTATATATACCAAACTACAAAGGTGTTCAGGTCATATCAAATGATATGTTGGTTATAGACTTCATGACACAATCGCAATGTGAAGACTTGATTGCGATGTCAGACAATCATGGTGGGTGGGAGCCATTAGCAGGTGATAAGTTTCCAGCTTATGAGATACGCATGAAAGAGTTTGGCGCATTTGAAGCGTTAGAAAAACATTGGGAGAAAAACATATATCCAATAACACAGCAGTTCTGGAAACCAACATTAATGTATGGACTGCGCGATGCGTTTGTTATGCGGTATTGCCTTGACACGCAAAAGAGCCTGAACCACCACTGCGATGCGAGCATGATAACTGGATCAGTAAAACTGAACGATAATTATGAAGGTGCAGATTTAGTTTTTCCGAGACAAAATATCAGTAACAAAGATATAGATGTCGGAAAGTGTATCCTATTTCCAGGAATGGTGACGCATGGACACCTGTGCGAAGAGCTGACAAGTGGTGTTAAGTATAGTCTGACAATGTGGACTTCAAGATATACAGGAGACATCATTTGAGTAACTTCAAATTTTATGTTCTCACGACAAGAAATATAAGCCTGCTGGAGAGACACGCAGATCATCAATACAGCGGAATACCTATTGAAGATCTTGTTGTTGTAATAAACACAAAAGATTCTAAATATGAGAAAGAAGCGTCTGAGTGGTGCGCTTCTAAGAAAATAGAACATCACATAACAGAATCTAATGGAACTGCTAGTCGTGGTAAGAATAGTGTTCTTGATATATTTTTAAACAGCGATCAAGACTATTGCGTTATGATTGACGGTGATGATTACCTGACACCACACGGTGTTTGGATGTATAACGCTGTCTCCCAGAAAGAATCGCCCCCAGATGTCATTTGTCTGAAAGATCAAATAGCATTAGTCTGGGATGAAGATTTGTTTTCATCTTGGTTGAAAGAAAATTCTTTAGAAAGAAAGGAAGTGGAATTCTCTGATATTCCAGAGGAAATCATCAGAGTTAAACCTCATAAGATTTTTGATATCAGAAAAGAGATCTCCTATGATCACATCGATGAACACAAAGCGTATTATGAGAAACAAAAGAAATACTGTGAAGATGGTGAGGCTCATTGCAGAGTAGTTTGGTACTCGAAAAAAGCAGCAGCGCACAAGTTTAATGAAGAGCTACTTGTTGGTGAGGACACACATCAATATTATATTCTCAAAAATGAACATTATCACGGCAATATAAATATGGTCGTTAATGTTGAAAAGCCGCCATCATACATATACGATACGAGCAGTCCTGGAGTTGTTTGTGAGGTTGGCGAGTTTGGGGAAGATAATCGTAAATGGTTAGTCCCATTCAATAATGAGATTGACAGACTAGAAAGGAATGATATTCTGCATGAGAATTATCAGCTGCCCGAACTAGAGATTGATTACCCTACGAATTATGTTCCTGAAGTTTATCGTGTTTGTAATAATCACCAATGGGATGTTTTGCAGGAAGGTGATGTTGTAACAACAATTGAGCACCCAGCAAATTGTTCTGCTGAAAGCCTCAGAATAAAATTTGAAGCTAAAAAATAATAATCCTAACATATATCTATTATAAATAGAGTATCACTAACAACAATTATCAGGTAATAAAATGGCGAACCAATACTACTATGATATTATTTATCTCGACACAGTAACAACACCGAATGGTTTAGAAAAATCTGTGGCATGCATCCACTGGCATTTAGTTGGAACGCATGACGATGGAACTGTAGTTCGTTATGCGAGCGAAACAACAATTAATCCAGAACCATCAGACCAAGCCGATTTTGTCGCATTTGAAGACTTAACAGCCGAAAATGTTTTACCTTGGCTCCACAGTAATATCACTGAAGAAGAAACAGCCAGTCACAGATCTACTGTTGACTCTATTATAGAACAAACAAGAAATGTGAACAAAGTTGCAACACGCGATATTCCGTGGTCCGAATAAGGTATAAAGAATGACTGTAAAAAGTTCAGGTGAAATTTCCTTCCGCTCATCAACTGGAGTTGATATAGAAGAAGAATTTGGCGATACTGTAGGGTTAGACAATTCCCAAGCACTGTTCAATCAGTCCACATACTTGAGTGGATTTTATCGTGGTCTAACACGTCTCACATCAGAAGGAACACAAACAAAGTTTGGGGCGAGTCAATATCGCACTACCTTATATCAAGGCGGTCCAGTCACCACAGATTCGATGCACAGGTATATGGTCGCCTTTGATCCTGCCACGACACCAACGACACTAGCTGGCGGTTATGGCAGAAGCTCTGTGTTTGAAACTGAGATAACTTCTACACAATTTGGTACTGGTGAAGGATTCACCAAACAAGAGCTTGATTTCTATTCTCCAAATTTAGTTGTTCCTTTCGATGCTAGAAATATGTATATAAGAAAGGAAGCAGGTGGCTTTGATGATTCGTTTGGTTATTCGCGATACTTCACAAACGGTTCGTTGTATTCTGTCGAGACTCCGACTAATCTTGTCAGATTCAATTATTGGCTAGGTTATGCTAAGAAAGGTATGGTACAAAGACTACCGTCAATGATGTATTTTGGTGACCTAGCTGAAGAGGTGACTCTAGGTATCATGGATGGTATTGTACGCGGAGATGGAGCCATTCCAAAGGCTGATGTTCCTTTTGGTTTAGACAGAGCTGTGCTCAATACTAGCGTTGATGAGACAATAATAGGGACACCAGTTAATAGTCGAAATCTTTATGCAGGTTTTGGTGGATCATACATAGGCAACAGTGTAACCTTTGGACCACTTACTGCCCCAATCAGCGCATTAGAAATTTGCGGGAACACTCTTGCTGCAGGAGCTCAAGGAGATGATACCCATGCCACAAATAGCGGTGCTGTTTATATATACACACGAGGATCTACTGGTAATACTTGGACACAAGAACAAGTGCTCAGTAGGTACTCAAGTTCAACAATAACAGAGTTTGGTAAATGTGTTGCATTAAGCAACACCCTTAGTGGCATTGCAGGCAAAACACTAGCGATTAGCGGTCAAGGTTCTGATGGAAAACATAATCTGATATCAATTTATGTTCGAGCTGGCAATGATAATGGCACGTGGGCTTTCAAACGAACTATCCCCCTTCCCAATGATGCTGATGGTAATTTCCCAGATGATGGAATTAGATGTCTTTCTTTATCTGATGATGGACAGACTCTGGCGGTGGGCATACCCCAGTCGACTGGAACTGTAACAGAAGGTGTAACTAATCAAGGAAGAATAGAAGTTTACGAGACTAATGATAACTGGATTAGTAACGTCGTCAGAACAGATGCTCATGAGTATGTTTCTGAAAACCATGGCTCTGGTAGCTACTCAGGGGTGTCGATAGCTATGGCTGGCGATGGTAACAGTTTAGTTGTTGGCATACCCAAAATTGTTTACATGACCGATGCTACTGCAGATGACACAACAACTTTAAAAGGTACTATTATACATCTGCATAAGAATGGTGGTAGTTGGAATACCTCTCAATCTCCATCTTCTCCATTACCTAGTAGCCTTGCGAATCACAGATCAGGGTTAGGTTTTAGTGTCGACATCAGTTACGATGGAAGGGTGGTAGTTGCGGGCTGTGCCCGTGAGAGTAAAGATAATTCCCTTGACAATAAAGGTCTAGTTAAGGTATTTGAAAAAGTAACTGGAACTTCTAGTGACCTCACTCTGACGTCAGAAATAGAAGCGGGTGATGCTGCAGCAACTGATCACTTCGGTATAGATGTTAAGTTAGACATGCCAGCACCTTCTCTTACTAATTATCCAACTGGCGGAACATTAATTGTTGGTGCCAAATTTAAAAACACTAGGCAAGGCGCAGCTTATGTGTTCACTAACATATTGCCAACTCCTGCTGTTGCAGGGGCAACTGGACATACTTGGGTGCAGCAGAGGAAAATAGTTGGTTCGCAGGCGGAACAAGGAACTTCTACAAACCCTGTAACTAACACCACATATGCACATCAACATCAAATAGATCTTACAGGCAGTCAGTTTGGACTCTCTGTCGATATTGATGGACTATATGCGGTTGTATTAGGAAACACCAACCATTTCAACACCAGCGGCTTTGCAGAACCTCGTGGTAAGTTATATCTTTACAACGTTGATGATTGGAAAACCGTTGGAACTAGCAAGGCAGATTATGCCACCAATCCATTTGCTGGAAGGTATGGTACAGGAACTATTCCATTAACTAATGCGAGCAAGCCCGAAATAAAGTTTTCTCATTTTTATGGTGCTACTAAGAAACCCGCAATATGGGAAGCGATAGCTGATCTTTATAAGAAACGTCACCAAACTCTTGTTTTCACTAGCGGTCCATCTGCAGACGGTGTGTATGGCATTGATGCTGCACTGCCAGACAATTTAAAAATAAATAGAGCGATGTTCCACCACAATGCCAAAAACCCCAACGTTTTACCGAATGGGACTCTACCTGCTGCTGCAGCAGCAAGCAACCTTGATAAAGGCGTTCTCGTACCCAATACCAAAGTCACTGCCACAACTGCAGTTAGAGGCTCGACCGATTTGACTACAGATTTCCATTTTGGTAGAGGTTGGGGTGATATGACTTTGGGTGAAACTGAAGTTGTTCGAGAAGCGCAAAGAGATTATGAATGGACAACTGTTCTTATACATCATTCTGGTGCAAGAATTTTAGATCGTAATGAAACAACAGCCATACAAAATCAAATAGATTTTGCTGAGCGGAATGGAGAGTCGAGCTTTGATGTGTCAGACTACGATGTAAGCGGTGACGCAAACATGCAAGCAGCGTATAATAATGATCCTGCTGATATACAAGTGTTAGTCAACGACACTATAATACCCGCAAATAAATTTGATCTTATTGGTGGTGTAGTGACTATATCTAGCGACTATCGCAATTATGATGGGGATGGTGAATATAGTATGCCTCCAGTTTCTATACGCAGGATCGGAGATCTTTCGACTTTGGCTGGTTGGTTCTCTTATGGGGGTGGTAATACTGGCGGTAATAGCATCGAGTATCAAAGTCCTGCTGTAGAATTGCTCCCAATCAATGTTAATGGCACGTCTGCCGATGGTGCAGATGCTGGATACGATAATCTGCGTTCAGCGCACACCGCCAACTCTCTTGCTGGTGCTGGCAACTCATACCCATTCAGTGGTGCGACGGTAAGTTCGCGATGGTATATTGCTCATATTAACTTGCCTGTTACTGAAATCGCCAATATAAAATTCAACTTTAAAACTAACTACACAGATGCCGATACACCTTTAAATCGCCACAATGCTCAAGATATACACTTAATTCCTGGAAAATGGGATTATGTAGCGGGATCATTTGAACATGGAACAGGCTCAAATTCTTCATCTGCAGCATATGAGCATGGAAACAATTGTAAGCAAAATGTGAATTATGGCGATTTGACTGTATTTTGTGGATTTTCTAGTAGCACAAACAATAAGATGCAACCAGATCTGACATATTGTACGGTTCCTGAAGGTACATCCCATGACTGGAGCGTGCAGTCAATGACTGACCTTTCTGGACAACACCAAACAAAGTTTAATGTCACCTTTGATCCAACCAACCCAGAAAGGTCTGCATCTGCTGGAGTGATTGCCTATGAGATACAGCGCGGTCAAAACACGTCTTCAGGTGGCTTTATTGGCATGGCTTTTGCTGCTGCGGGCGTAACAGGTAATCATGGAACTGACATGCAATCATTCATATTGAGGTGTTCTGACACATGAGTAATTCTGAAGAAATTAAAACAGTTTATGATGAAGATGGTAATTTGGTTGCTGAATCACCACACAAGGAAATTATTACCATCACAACAAGGCTTGCGACCTCTAATGATGCAGTAGAAGATGATATGTTAGTATTTAAACCTTTGTGTTTAACCGAAAAATCGGTGCCACCTAAACACCCAGAGTTCGTAGACATACCTGATATTGGAGGATATGAAGCTGGCGGTATTATTATATTTCCTTTAAAGTATAGTATCGCATTAAATGATGACCTTTCTGACGTTGTTCTTACTGTATATAACTGGGATGAAGAAAATTTGGGGTTAGGAACAGAAGCAATCGATGCGGTTAATGCTCATGCAGATGAATATTGGACAGATGAAATTTACGCATCATATAGAGAACACCTAGCTTCACTGAGGCAAGATGAATATGATGATTACCAGCAACAAGTAGCGCAACAAGCCGAGGATCAACAGACAGATCCAGAATAACAAGCGTTATTATTGCTTGAACCCGTTTATCATTCTTATAAATAGTCTAGATTATTCCAGACTTCGAGACTATACATATGTCAAAACCTACGACTAGAGAAACATTCAAAAGATATTGCCTTCGCAGACTTGGTGCGCCTGTTGTTGAAATCAATGTTGATGATGATCAAATAGATGACCGCATAGATGATGCTCTAGATTTTTATCGTGACTATCATTATGATGGGAGTGAGAGAACTTTCCTTAAACATCAAGTAACCCAAACAGATATAGACAATAAGTATTTGTCTGTTCCTGAAAATATCATGGGTGTGATAAACGTATTTCCCATCGGAACTGGTCTCAACACAAACAACATGTTCAACATCCGTTACCAAATAACATTGAATGATGTTTATGATTGGTCACACGCTCAAATACAAAACTATGCCTCTTCAATGGAAAGAATAGGTCTACTTCAGGAATTGTTTGCGGGGAAACAGCCAATACGATTCAACAGACACACAGATAAACTTCATATTGATATGGACTGGTCAAAAGTCTCTGTTGGTGAATATATTGTTGCTGAGTGTTATCAGGTTATTGATGCGGCAACAAACAATGAGATTTGGAGTGACTGGTGGTTGCGTCAATATGGCACTGCGCTTATCAAAAAACAATGGGGCGAAAACCTTAAAAAGTTTGAAGGTATGCAACTTCCAGGTGGCGTTACATTTAATGGTCAGACTATTTGGAATGAAGCAAACGAAGAGATCCAGAAGTTAGAAGAAGAAGTACAGAAGAAATTCTCTATGCCAGCTATGGATATGATAGGCTAATCGGATGGCGACAAACCTATATTTCAATAACTATCAGTTCACAGAAGAACAGAATCTTATAGAAGATCTGGTCACTGAATCAATTAAGATATATGGAATTGATTGTTATTATATGCCAAGAACATTAATCGCTGAAGACGGTATCTTTGGCGAAGACACGCTGTCTAAATTTGACGCTGTGACAAATGGTGACAGTGAAGCTGAATCGTTATCTGCATACTCAATCGAGATGTATATCAAATCAGTGGACGGCTTTGACGGAGAAGGTGACTTCCTGTCTAAGTTCAATATTGAGATCCGTGATGAGATGACACTGACTGTTTCGCGCAGAAGGTTCAGCCAAGAGATCGAAGATTCTAATACCACAAAGGCTGCAGGTCGACCAGTTGAAGGTGATCTTATTTACTTCCCTCTCAATAATAAATTGTTTGAGGTGAAGTTTGTTGAGCATGAGTCTATCTTTTATCAAATGGGTTCATTACAAACATATGACCTTCGCTGCGAATTGTTTGAATACAGCCATGAAAGACTCAATACTGGTATTGCCACTATTGACGAAATTGAAGATCTGTATTCTGGCGATAGAATGCAGAATCAGATTCTCGATGAAGCAGGCGATAACCTTGTTATGGAAAGCGGAGAAAGTATTCTTGACGAAGCATACAGTATCGAATCTTCAGACTCTGCTGCTAAGAATAATTTGTTTGACTTAAAGGCTGCTGAGTTTGTTGACTTTAGCGAGTTAAACCCATTCGGAGAAGGCTTCTAATATGTTTGGCAAATACCACAACCATGCAGCTATCCGAAAATACATCATCATGTTCGGTTCAATGTTCAATGATATTGATGTTGTGCGATTCAATACAAGTGGTGCTGCGGTTCAGTCTATCCGTGTCCCGATAGCATATGGTCCAAAAGAAAAGTTTCTGGCAAGATTGAACCAAGACCCAAACTTAAATAGACAGGTCGCAACACAGCTTCCGAGACTTGCTTTCGAGATAACAGATATGACATATTCTCCTCAGAGAGGATTGAATAAGTTACAAAAGAATACTGCTATCTCTACAAATAATAATGCATCAGCATCACAATTCACGCCTGTTCCATATGATATAAATATCTCGTTGTATGGTATGTTTGCGAATAATGAGGATGCGGTTCAAGTAGTTGAGCAGATACTCCCATACTTTAGACCAGAGTTTACGCACAGCTTGAAGCTGGTTAAAGAGACTGGACACTACTACGACATACCTACAGTGTTACAAGGGATGTCAATAGAAGACTCATATGAGGCAGACTTTCAAACTCGCAGAGCTATTATATACACTTTTAACTTCACAGTCAAGGGTTATATTTTTGGTCCAGTAAGTAATAAGGGTATCATCAAGAGAACAACTATTGACATTGGTATACCAAACGAGACATTCAAACCATCAGCTGCTGAAACCCCAGAGAGTAGAATTAAATTGACAGCTGGTGTTAAGGGTGATGGAACTCCAACAACGGACTCCTCAGAAAGCATACCATACTCTGATGTGAATGCAAACAGTACATTTGGTTATGCATTTGATAGGATTGACTTTTTTGATGGTATTGACGATTAGATATGAGCATTAATTATGAAGAACAATGTTACAGATAATTTAAATGAGATCTTTGATGTTGAAGCAGAGCTAGTAGATGATGAGCCAAAGCAATCATTAGTAAGAGCTAACTTCGAAGAAAAAGCAAAACACCTGCCTGACGATGTCTCAAAAGACTATACTTATGCTAGAGACAATCTCTATGATGTTATAGAGAAAGGTAGCTATGCCTTAGATAACCTTCTTGAACTTGCAAAGGCTAGTGAGCATCCTCGGGCGTTTGAGGTAGTCTCTCAGCTCACAAAGACATTAGTTGATGCAAATAAAGACCTTCTAGATATCCAAAAGAAAGTCAAACTACTGCGCGAAGAAGAAACAAAATCCGATCAAGCTGGAGTTACAAACAACACATTATACGTTGGCAGCACTGCTGACTTACAAAAACTAATTAAGGGTGATGATAAAGATGTATGATTATAGGTGTAAGATTGTTCGTGTCGTAGACGGTGACACTGTAGACGTAGATATTGATCTTGGGTTTGGTATTTGGCTCAAAGGTGAGCGTGTTCGTGTTATGGGTATTGACACTCCTGAGTCCCGCACTCGCGATAAAGTCGAGAAGCAGTTTGGTCTTGCTGCTAAAGAAAAATTGAAGTCTTTGCTCGGAAAGAAGTCGGTTCTTAAGACTCAGGTGAGCAAGAAAGGCGAGGACATGAAAGGTAAGTTTGGTCGTGTACTTGGAGACTTTGATGTATATTGTGCTAAGACTGATTCATGGCGTCCAGCCACTCAGATTATGATTGATGAGGGCTTTGCTGTAGCCTATCATGGTCAAAATAAAGATGATATTGCTGAAGCGCACCTAAAGAATCGTGAGCGATTAATAAGCGAAGGCATTGTCGTAATTGGCTGATACATATAACGGAAATGCTCTTCTCAAAAAGAAGGGTGTTCAGATCAGCTGGACTCAAGAGCAAGTCGCAGAATATGTGAAGTGCGCTAGAGATCCGCTATATTTTGCTGAGAACTACATACAAATTGTTCATGTAGATCACGGTCTGATACCAATGCGCCTGTATGATTATCAACGAGATATTATAGAGAAGATAACTGATAATCGCAGAGTAACTGTAGTAACATCACGGCAGGCAGGTAAGACTACAACTGCGGTTGCTGTTATCTTACACTTCATTCTATTCAATGAGCATAAGACTGTTGCGTTGCTTGCAAACAAAGGCGATGCGGCTCGTGAGATCCTCGATAGAATTAAGATAGCATACGAAGCATTGCCTCAGTGGATGCAGCAGGGTGTTGTTGAATGGAACAAAGGTTCGGTTCAGTTTGAGAATGGCTGTAAGATTATTGCTGCTGCGACATCTTCATCTGCTATTCGTGGTAAGTCTGTATCATTCCTATACATTGATGAGACTGCTTTCGTTGAGAACTGGGATGAGTTCTTTGCCTCTGTATTTCCAACAATATCTTCTGGTAATACAACTAAGATATTGCTGACTTCTACACCAAACGGTTTGAATCATTTTTATAAAACGTGCGAAGGTGCGCGAGATGGTAAAAATGGATATGAGTATGTTAGGGTAAACTGGAGCGATGTTCCTGGACGAGATGACGCTTGGAAAGAAGAAACGTTACAGTCCATGGATTATGACTATGAGAAGTTTGCTCAGGAATATGAGTGTGAGTTTCTCGGCAGCTCTGGCACATTGGTTGATGGTAGTAAGCTGAAGACATTAGTGGATAAAAAACCGTTAGTCGAAGGTAGCGGGATATCAATGTATGAGAAAGGGCAACCAGACCATACTTATGCATGTGTTGTTGATGTATCAAGAGGAAAGGGTTTAGATTACTCTGCTTTTCAGATAATCGACATAACCAAGATGCCGTACAAACAGGTCTGTGTCTATAGGGATAACTTCATAACTCCTGCTGAATACTCTGAAGTAATATATAGAACATGCAAGAATTTTAACGAAGCGACTGTTTTAGTGGAAATAAATGATATTGGGGAACAGGTTGCTGAACTCCTCCACTATGACTTTGAATATGAAAACATCTTATTTACCGAAAGTGCTGGTCGATCTGGTAAAAGAATATCCACTGGGTTTGGTAAGAGATGTGATAAAGGGATCAGAACAACCAAAAGCGTCAAGGCTGTTGGCTGTTCTATATTGAAATTGTTGATCGAACAAGATCAGCTTATAATTAATGATTTTAATACGATAAAAGAACTGTCAACTTTTTCCAGAAAAAGAAACTCGTACGAAGCTGAATCTGGAGCGCATGATGACTTAGTTATGTGCCTTGTTCTGTTTGCTTGGCTAACAGACCAGTCATATTTCAAAGATATGACAGATATAAATACACTTATACAGTTAAGAGAAAAATCAGATCAAGAAATGATGGAGAGTATGTTGCCGTTTGGATTCCATGATGACGGTATACCTGATGACAATATTATAGATTATGCGCCATCTGACCCATTTGACACGCAAGATTACATCACTCATGGGAACTTTGACAATTACTAAACATTGAGTTTTTATAAATATCAAGTCTGAATTGAAATTAGAAACTCTTCCAAAGGAGAATAACAATGCCATTCCAAGTAAGTCCTGGAGTTAATGTAAGCGAGATTGATCTTACAACGGTTGTTCCTGCAGTATCCACCACTGAAGGTGCGATCGCTGGTCAATTTCGTTGGGGTCCAGTAGAGGATCGTGTCTTAATCGACACCGAAGATCGCCTTGTAAGCGTTTTCCAAAAACCAAACTCAACTAATGCGGTTGATTTTTTCACCGCAGCAAACTTTTTAGCATACGGCAACGCATTAAACGTTGTTCGTGTTGTCGGCAGTGGAGCACTTAACGCTTCATCAGGTTCCGATGCTGATGCATTAATTAAAAACGACGATTCTGCAATCCCTGCCACAGACTTGTTCTATGCGAGATTTCCTGGAGCATTAGGTAACTCATTAAAGATAGCACTTTGTGCTGGTCAAGCTGCGTGGGAACAAACAGTCGCTGATGATTACACTATCGCAAATAACTCGAAGTTAGTATTGTTCACCCTCGCTGGTGGCGATGCTTCAGCGCGTGGTACTGCAGCTGATGCGGTCTTAGCCAAATTCAACGTTGGTGACCTTCTCTCTGTTGGTGTGAATAATGAATTTTCGAGCAAACTTTTAGGTAAAGCAAAAGGTGCTGATGATGGTACAAACACTGTCGTCACACTCACACTCGAAGACACATATAACGGTGCAGCGATCACCACTGGTGATGTTAGCATTATCCGTAGATGGGAATACTTCAATAGCTTTGATGATGCGCCTGTAACTACAGCAAACGCATCAGCTCGTGGTGGTGCTGATGATGAGATCCATATAGCTATTGTTGACGAAGATGGTCTTATTTCTGGCACCAAAGGTGCTGTGTTAGAGACATTCGCTGGCGTTTCACTTGCCTTTGACGCCAAAACGTCTGAAGGCGCAGGAAACTACTTCCGTAATGTGATCAACCAATCATCATCGTTCATCCGTGTATCGACTAAAACTCACCTTGCAGATGATGGCACTAAACCAGCCAGCACTGACTTTGCGACCGAAGCTGTCGCTGTTGAGAACTACTCTTTAGACGATGGTGCTGACGGTACAGCTATAACTTCAGCTCAGAAGATTACTGGATACGATCTATTCAAATCTGCTGAAGACGTTGATGTGTCATTCTTATTAGGTGGTAATGCTGACGCAACACTAGCAACATACTTAATCACCAACATAGCTGAGAGCCGTAAAGATTGTATTGCTGTTCTTTCGCCTGAGTATGATGATGTTGTCAATAACAACTCATATGCTGGTAAAGAAGCTGCTGATGTAATCGCATTCCGCGATTCATTACCGTCATCTTCATACGCTGTATTAGACTCTGGTTGGAAATATCAGTACGACAAGTACAATGATGTTTATCGCTATGTTCCATTAAACGCTGATACTGCTGGTCTTATGGTTCAAACTGATACTACACGTGACCCATGGTTCTCGCCTGCTGGTTTCAATCGTGGTAATGTCAAGAATGCTATCAAGTTGGC